TTCAGCATCCAGTTTAAGAACACGACTAACGATTCTCAAGATGCGGATGTGTGGTTTCGCAAGAACGGAACGGATATACCAAAATCTAATAGTCGGTTTGGCCTTGCACCAAGAAAAAGCGCTGGTGACCCTTATCACACGATTGGGTCGCTTAACTATTTTGTTGAGTTGGCGGCCAATGATTACGTTCAGCTAATGTGGCGGGTATCTAATACGGGTGTTTCCATTGAGCAACATCCTGCGGATACAAGTCCAACACGGCCAGCAGTCCCGTCTGTCATTCTTACTGTGAACTATGTCAATCCATCCGCTACGACTAACATTTATGTTAGTTCTAGAGGTAAGGGAACGGCAACGCTCACGCATTTTGCAAACTCAACCGCTGACAAAACATATGAATATGTAATTGTCGGATAACGTATATAATTGGCTCCGTGGATGACCCGCTACGGAGTCCCTTAAAGAAAGGAACTTTCTATGGTAGATACCGTCACAACCACGAACACAACAAAAGTCGACCCAACGCTTCAGCCGTTCTATAGCTATGGTCTGACAGAAGCGCAACGCCTGTATCAAGGCGGTGGCCCTCAATACTACACAGGTCAAAACTATGTTGGCCCGTCACAAGCCACACAAACAGGCCTTCAAGCGTTAGAAGCTCGCGCTCGCGCTGGTAGTCCATTAACTAGCGCGGCTCAGAATCAGCTATACGGCACGATTCAAGGCGATTATCTAGGTGGAAACCCATTCTTTCAGGGTGCTTTCCAGCCTGCTGCACAAGCGGCCACAAGCGCATTTAATACAGCAATCGGTGGCGTTACATCTAACGCTTCAAAAGCTGGTCGCTACGGCTCTGGCGCGATGGAAGGTTTGCAAACCGCTGCGGCTGGTGAGCTTGCTAGTAAATTAACTGGTACTGCTGGCCAACTGGCATATCAGAATTACTCAGACGAACGCGCTCGACAACAGCAGGCTACCTTTGGTGCGCCTCAACTTGCCGAATCTGATTACAACGACATAAACAAGTTGTTGGCTGCTGGTCAGTTTGGTGAAGGCTACCAAAACACAGCCCTGCAAGCTGATATGGAAAGATTTAACTTTGGTCAAAACGCTCCTTCAGCTAACTTGGCAAATTACTTAGCAAACATTGGGACTGCGCCGCGAGGCACTACCACTACAAGTCAAAACCCTTACTTCACTAATAGAACCGCTAGTAATCTAGGTACTGGTTTGCTTGGTTTGGAATTGATTAACAAAGCATCCCCATATTTGCGAAGCGGCTACAACTATTTAACTGGTGGATCGTCTGGGTCATTCCAAGCCGACCCAAATGCCTATGCTTTTGGCTCAAATCCGTGGGATTAAATTATGGCACTACTAGATTCTTTCTATGGCGAAACACCCGCATATCTTGGCGGTCTTCTTGGTGAAGATGAATTAAAACGTCTGCAAGGTCAGGCACAAAGCCAATCTAATCTTGGTATGGCTGCTGCTTTGCTTCGTGCTGGCGCTCCAAGCCGTACACCTGGCGGCGGTGCTTTGGCTATCGCTGAAGGCTTGCAGATGGGTCAGCAGGCTTACAAACAAGCGCTGAACCAAGGTCTACAGGAAAAGATGCAGGGCTTGCAAATTCAAGAGCAATTGCGTAAACAGCAAGAAGCTCGACAAATCCGACAGCTTTCTAGCCAATTGATTAACCCTGCTGTTGCCGCTGGCGAAATGAACTTTTCAGGCTCACCAGATCAGATTGCTCAATACTTTCAAACGCCTGGCCAAGCTGTTATTCCAACTACATCACAAGCGATGCCAGCGTCAGTTAACATGAATGTGGCATCACGCATAGCGCAACTTTCAGCAGACCCATTGGCTGCTTATGCTAATTTGGCTAAGTTAGTTCCTGACTTGCGTAAGGCTGGTTTTGTTGGCGCAGGCACACAAGGCGAAAACCCATTTGATATTTTTGTGGCAGATGCAACGGTTCCAGCCCCTCTTAAATCATTGGCTCAACAATATCAAAAGAGTTATGCAAGCGGTCAACTTGACCCAGAAAGAACTAATGAGGTTATGCGCCAATTGGCTACAAGCGTTCAATCTGCACAGCAATTTGCACAGCAACAAGCTGGCACTCAAGAAAACAGAGAATTTACTCGCATGATGGCTGGCCAAGGTGCAGCAACGCAGCGTATGTTGGCAGAAGAAAAAATTGCTGCTGCACAAGAAAAGCGAGAAACAGCAGCCACGGGCAAGTCTGAGGCTAAAACACAATTGACTGACATTGTTGGTTCATTGAAAAAGAACTACGAAACCTTAAAAGAACAAGGTGGCATTGTTAGCACGACCGAATCAGGATTTGGCAACTTAGGGGCTAGATTGAGTTCTTCTGGGTTGGGTCAAGCTGTTGGCGGTGCTGTTGGCGCTAAAACCCAAGAGGAGCGTCAGAAGATTGAACAGACTCGACCTTTGTTGTTGAACTTGATTAAGAACGCAACAGGCATGAGCGCACAGCAAATGAACTCCAATGCTGAAATGCAACTTTATTTGAACGCTGCGACAAACCCACAACTAAGCTACGAAGCCAACTTGGAGGCTTTGAAGAACTTAGACAAACTTTATGGCTTGGGGAATGTGGCTAAAGATATTGAAAAAGAACTCAAGAATCCTGCAAAACCTTCTGGCCCTTCTAAGAGTGGGTGGTAAACATGGCTGACATTACAGTTTCATTTACTGATGGCACTTCTCATGTTTATGAGAACGCTCCTGATTCATTAAGTCGTGATGACGTTTTAAAGCGCGTCATGACTGACTTTCCTGATAAACGACCAGAGAATTTATCACGCGAATCTTATAAAGAGATGGGCGCTTTGGATGTTGCAACTAAGGCAGTAAAGAATCTGCCATCATCAACTTCAAAGATGGTTGGCGACATTATTTCTGCTATTTCTAGCCCATTGCAGACAGGTAAAGCGATTCTTGATGTTGGTGCTGGTGCATTGCAAAACATCTTGCCAGAGTCGTTGGTTCGGGCTATTGGTGAAGATAAGCCATCACGCCAAGCTGCTAATCAAGTTGCACAAATGTATGTGGACAAATACGGCTCGGCAGAAGCCGCTAAACGAGCTATTGCAACCGACCCTGCTAGTGTGATGGCTGATATTTCAACTGTCTTAACTGGTGGCTCAATGGCGGCTGTAAAGGCTCCACAAGTTGCTGGTGCGCTATCAAAAGCTGCAAGCCTGGTAGACCCGTTATCGTTGGCCGCTAGGGGTACTGTTGCTGGTGTAAGAGGCGCTGGAAAAGTTGCTGAAAACGTCCTTGGCGTAACAACTGGCGTAGGTTCAGAGCCAATTGCCCAAGCGTTTAAAGCTGGTGTAGAGGGTGGTCAACGTGGCCAGCAATTCACACAGAATATGCGCGGTACTGCTGACATGATGGAAGTCTTGGATATTGCAAAGCAGAATTTAAATCAAATTCGTGTAGATCGCAGCAATACATACAAAGCAAACATGGCAAACATTAAGGGCGATAAAACCGTTCTTGATTTTTCAGGCATTGATAAAGCTGTTGATGAAGCATTTAACAAGGTTTCATTCAAAGGTCAAATCACAAACAAAGATGCGGCTGCAAAGGTTGTAGAAGCTAAATCAATCATTGATGAATGGAAAAAGTTAGACCCTGCGGAATATCACACACCAGAAGGCATTGACCAATTAAAACAAAGTGTTGGTCAAATCCTTGAGGGTTTGCAGCCAAGAACACAGTCAGACATGGTTATTAAAGGTGTTTACAGCTCAATTAAAAATGAGATCAATAAACAAGCGCCTACCTATGCAAAGACAATGAAGGCTTACTCTGAATCAACTGACTTGATTCGTGAGATTGAGCGTTCGTTGTCTCTTGGCGACAAGGCTTCTGCTGATACTGCGATGCGTAAATTACAGTCATTGACCCGCAATAATGTAAATACAAACTATGGCCAACGACTGAAACTAGCACAAGAGTTAGAGGCTCAAGGTGGCCAACAGATGATGCCTGCATTGTCTGGCCAGGCTTTAGCTGAATTTACTCCAAGAGGAATTCAACGAGCAACTGCCCCGATTGGCGGCGTTGGGTTGTTCTCTGTTGGTGGAATCCCTGCTGTTGTCGGTGGTGCTGCTTTGTCTTCTCCTAGAATTGTTGGAGAGGCTACTTATGGTGCTGGGCGTGCCACAAGAGGATTGCTTGATGTTCGCAATCGTATGCCCGAACTAGACTATCCAACAATGTTTAATCTGCTGTACCAAGCAGAACAAATGAAGCAATAAAGGAATCAAAATGCACCACACGGTCTATGTCACAACTAATGTAGAGAATGGCAAGTTCTACATTGGAAAACATAGCACAGCTAACCTAGATGATGGTTACTGTGGGTCTGGTGCTTGGGTGAAAAAAGCCAAAGCAAATAAAGAACATCTAAACACTAGAGTGTTAAAGATGTTTGATGATGAAGATTCTGCTTATGCTTACGAGCATGAGGCAATCACTTTGTCAAAAGATGTTTATTCTGATCTTTGCATGAATAAACAGCCTGGTGGTTGGGGGCTGAAATGCGGTGAAAAGCATCATTATTTTGGCAAAAAGTTGGATAATCAACATAGAGACAAGATGAGGATTTCTCACTTGAACAAGGTTGAAAAACGATCAAAAAAGGTAATGTGTATTGAATCTGGAAAAGTCTATGATTCTTTATCTATTGCTGCAAGGCTAGGCGTTGGAAAGCTCAACTCACGGGTTGAGATAAGAAAATGCTGCATGGGCTTAGTAAATGTTGCTAATGGCCTGACATGGAAATTTGTAGATTAAGGAAACAAAATGCCGAAAACAAAGATAAGTGAATATAGCGCAACAGCCAACAGTAATACTGACATTGGCGGTATAAATGTGGACGAAGGCTGCGCTCCTTCAGGTATTAACGATGCTATCCGTACCATGATGGCTCAGTTAAAGAACTTTCAGACTGGTACAGGTAGCGACCCTTTTAACGGGCCTGTAAACGGTACTGTTGGGGCTACAACTCCTGCTGCTGGTGCGTTTACTTCATTGTCGGCATCAACTACGCTAACTGTTACAGGCGCTGGTTCTATTCAAGGTCTAACAGTAGGCCGTGGTGCAGGTGCTGTATCTACCAATACTGCGGTGGGTGCTAGTGCTTTGGCGGCAAACTCAAGCGGCGCTAACAATACCGCATTTGGTGTCAACGCCCTTGCTTTAAACACTACTCCAAGCAATAACACCGCAATAGGCAGGGCAGCGCTAGGAGTTAACACAACAGGGGCAGCCAATACCGCTATTGGTGCAGCAGCTCTTTTTTCAAACACTACTGCAAGTTCTAATACCGCTGTTGGCAGAGAAACGCTTTTTTCAAACACTACGGGAGCTTCTAACACGGCAATGGGCGAGGGCGCTCTTTTATCCAACACCACAGCCTCTAACAATACTGCTGTAGGCTACCAAGCTGGTTACACAAATACGACTGGTGGTATCACTGCTATTGGTTATCAAGCAGGGTACACAAATAGCACTGGAGATAGTCTTGTTGCCATTGGTAATGCGGCTATGTACAGCAACACCACAGGTACAAACAACACCGCAACAGGGCAAGCAAGTTTGTTCTCAAACACTACTGGCGCTTACAACACTGGCATTGGTCGGGATGCACTTCGTTCAAACACCACAGCCTCTAACAACACCGCTGTAGGTTATCAGGCGGGGTACAGCACGACTACTGGGGCTGGAAATACTTTGCTTGGATACCAAGCGGGTCAAGCAAATACAACCAACTCGTACAACACATTCATTGGTTGGCAAGCTGGATTTTCAACAACAGGAACAGAAAATACTATTGTTGGTAAGCGTGCAGGTTATAACTTAACAACTGGTGCATACAACACATTTGTTGGCTCGGGTGGTTTTGGTGCTGGTCAAGAGATGACCACAGGCTCTAGGAATACCATTCTTGGTGGTTTTTCTGGTAACGCTGGCGGCTTAGACATTCGCACAGCAAGCAACTTCATCGTGCTGTCTGATGGGGATGGGAACCCACGCAAATGGTTGAACGGTTCTGGCTATGAATACTCTCCTGGCATTTATAACCTGACTACTGCAAGCTCGGCAAACGTGCATATTGATTCGTCTTTTGCAATGTACCGTTCAACTTCTGCATTGAAATACAAGCAGGATGTGCGTGATCTTGAGGAAATGGACATTAACTTGCTTCGCCCTGTGCGCTACAAGTCCAAGTGCGAGAACGATAACCAGACTAAAGACCACCTTGGCTTGATTGCTGATGAAGCTGCTGAAGCTGGGTTTGAAGAATTGGTTACCCGTGGCGCTGACGGCGAAGTTGAAGGCTTCCAATACGAACGCCTGACTGTTGTACTGCTCAAAGAATTGCAAACTCTCCGCGCTCGCGTGGCTCAACTTGAAGGAAACTAATCATGGAAAACACAATCACCCAAGAACAAATCGCCAAGCACCTGAGTGCCGCAATGGACAGCGTAAACCTCATCAACGCTGGCAAACCTGAAAAGATGGAAGCCGCTGAATGGGCTGACACCGTGGCTCGTAACAAAGAGCATTTAGTTTTGATGCTTGCCAAGGACTTCTGGACTACAGAAAACTTGACTCCACTTCGGGCTGCTGCTGGTGCGTGATGGACAACCAACAGCTATTTAACCTAGTGGTCAGCGTTGCTGGCTTCTTGGCTGTCTACACCCTCAATGGCCTGACTCGAAAGATTCAGCGCCTTGAGGATGAGTTAAAGACGCTGCCGCATGACTATGTGCAGAAGGATGACTACCGCGCTGATATGCGTGACGTTAAAGAATTGCTCAAGCAGATATTTGACAAGCTAGACGCAAAGCAAGACAAGTAATGTGGACCCAATCAGTCTTTTACTTATGGCACAAAGCGCTGTGGGTGCTATCCGAGCTGGTTGTCAAATGCTATCTGAAGGCAAGGCGTTTATCGAGGACGCTAAGTCTGAGGTGGAAGGCATTGTCGGACAAGTCAAAGAAACTTACGAAACAGTCACAGGCTTATGGGCTTGGATTACTGGACTCTTTAGTGGTGAACAAAATGGCAAATCTGAGAAGCAAACTGTTTTGCCATCAACGCCTGAACCACAAGCCAAGCCTGTGGAGAAAAAAGCAAGTCGCAAGCAAGAGTTAAGTTATGAGGAGTTTCAAGCTAGGGCAGTCCATGAAATCTGCGAAAACTTGAAGGTTTACTTTGAAGCGATAAGACATTTAAAAGCGCATTGTCGGGAACTTGAGGAAGAAGCTCTTACGACTGAGAGGGTTGCCGATAGTGCGATTGACAGAATTGAGATGCAATGGCAAATGAAGGAGCTGAACAAGCAACTTAAACAGGCCATGATCTACGGGACACCAGAGGAATTGGGTCTTGGTGCAATGTATAAAGAATTCCTGTTGAAGTATGACGAGATTTTGGAAGAACAAGAGGTTGCGCGTGAGTTGAAACGTAAGAAAGAACGAGACACAGCATGGCAACACGAACACCGTCAAGAAATCCTAGTGTCCAAGCTGATCTATATGGTGGTGGTGGCAATAGTAACTCTGGAGCTGATTGGGCTGTTTTTAGCACTATGAAAGAATTTTACTTTTGGGTAGCAATCGTCACACTCATGATTTTCATCATGATGATTTTGTCGTTTGCTGTTGCCTACCAAAGTAAGCAGCTCAACAAGGCAGAAGTACTGTTAATGCGTATTGAAGAAAAAGAACGCAAAGTAAAACTCATTGAGAGGAAAGAAGATGAATGACTTATTCGGATTGCTCAAAGGTATCGCGCCAACATTGGCGACAGCGGTTGCTGGGCCATTGGGCGGTGCTGCCGTTAGCGCTCTGGCTGCTAAGTTTGGCGTTTCTGATTCTGTTGAGGCTGTGGCTAAAGCTATATCGGGCGACCCTGCGGCTGCACAAAAACTACAAGAGATGGAATTGGAGTTCGCCAAACTAGACATGGCCAACACCGCCGATGCTAGAAACATGAACAGCAAGATTCAAGAATCTGCCAATGCTGCATGGATTGCCAAGAACGCCGCTTACATCCTTGATTTTGCGATTGTGAGTGCAACCATCATCATGACTTGGATTGTGTTCTTTAAGGGCGTTCCTGTTGAGAATAAAGAGATTGCTTACATGGCCATCGGCTCGCTGATAACCATGTGCGGTACTGTTCTTAACTTTCACCGTGGCTCCTCCGCAGGGAGCAAGTCTAAAACTGAAGAAATGATGAAGGGTTTGAAATGAGTGACTTTCAGAAAGAAATTGTGTCTATCGCCCGAATGATGGCAATGACCTTGTGTTTCGTTATCTTGTGCATGACGATGAGCCTGCTTGGTGGTCTGTTTATGCCCAACAGCGTGATTGACAACAAAGACATTTTCCCAATCATTGCCCCTGCCTTCTCCACCATCATTGGTGGCTTTATCGGCTGGTTGGCTGCAATCAAATTAAACAACGCTACTGAGGACAAAGATGACACAGTTAACAGCTAATTTCACACTCCATGAACTCACCAAGAGCGAGACTGCATTACGTCTTGGTATGGAGAACGAGCCTGGCCCTAAAGAAATTGCAAACCTGACTACATTAGCAGGCGAGATTCTGCAAAAAGTGCGTGACCACTATGGCAAGGGCGTGAAGGTTAACTCAGGCTTTCGTCATCCAGACGTAAACGCTAAAGTCGGTGGGTCTAAGACTTCAGACCATTGCCAAGGTCAAGCGGCTGATATTGAGATACCTGGCGTTCCAAATCATGAGCTTGCTGAATACATTGCCAAGAACTACAAATTTACACAAGTGATTCTGGAGTTTTACACGCAAGGTATTCCTGACAGCGGTTGGGTTCACGTTTCATATGACCCTGCAAACTTAAAATGCCAAACCTTGACGGCGGTCAAACAAGACGGGAAGACTGTTTATTTGCCTGGCCTTCAAGCCTGACATAAATAGTTAATACTGATAACGTCTAATGCGCTTATGAAAATCAAGCGCGTAGACATTCGCCATTTGCGAATACAGAATGAACTGGCTTTGCTTCAGCATAAGTGTTTGCCTGGTGATTCCCCATTTGACACAACGCAAGGTTACTGGTGGATAGTTTATGACGCACTTAATTTGCCGTGTGCTTTTGCTGGTCTTGTACCCAGTATTCGCTGGCTTGATACTGGCTATTTGTGTCGTGCAGGCGTTCTATCTTGTCATCGTGGATACGGCATACAGAAAAGACTTATACGAGCGCGGATTCGCCAAGCCAAAGCATTAGGCTGGAAGTGGCTAATTACTGATACATATCTAAACCCTGCATCCTCAAACAGTTTGATCGCTTGCGGTTTTAAATTGTTTGAGCCGAGTAAACCTTGGGGTGCTACTGGCACTTTATTTTGGCGACTTAAACTGAAGGATTGATATGGCTGCTCCACTATGTAGCGAGAATGAATTTCTAGAACTGTGGAAAACACACGCATCATCTAGAAAACTTGCGGAAATCCTTGGGACTTCTGAAAGAAAAATCAACGCCAGACGCAGACGCTTAGAGGAACGTCTAAGAATAAATCTAGACACCCATCCAAGCGCTCGCAAGCACAACAGCGTAAACGCTAATCAGGCAAGTAGAAACGCAGCGCGTACATACCTCGGAGTGGAGAATGGAACTGTCATTATTTTCTCTGATTCACATTTTTGGCCAGGTATTCACACTACTGCTTATCGTGGTCTGTTATGGGCTATTAAGGAACTGCAACCGAAGGCAGTTATTGCTAACGGGGATGTTTTTGACGGTGCTTCCATTAGCCGTCATCCTCGGATTGGGTGGGATTCAAGCCCTTCTGTCATTCAAGAACTAAAAGCCTGTGAAATGGCATTGGGTGAAATAGAAGAAGCTGCCAAAGCCGCCCGCCACAATGTTCATTTAGTTTGGACGCTCGGCAATCATGATGCTAGGTTTGAGAACCGCCTAGCAGCCAACGCGCCTCAATACGAACAGGTTAAAGGGTTTTCCCTTAAAGATCATTTCCCTGCATGGAAGCCTTGTTGGTCATGTTGGGTGACTGAAGATGTGGTCGTTAAACACCGTTGGAAGGGTGGGGTTCATGCTACCCACAACAACGCAGTTAACAGCGGTAAAACAATGGTTACAGGCCATCTACACAGCCTTAAGGTAACACCATATGCTGACTACAACGGCAATCGGTTTGGTGTTGACACGGGTACACTTGCCGAGACAAATGGCCCACAATTTATGGACTACTTAGAAGATGCGCCTGTTAACTGGCGTTCTGGTTTCGCCGTTCTGTCATTTAAGGATGGGAAACTACTTTGGCCTGAGTTAGTTCACAAGTGGGCTGAAGGGCAGATCGAGTTTCGTGGGCAAATTATCAATGTTTAAAGGACTAATCATGTATAAGATTGAAATCGACATTTCGGCTTGGGGTGGTGATGAGAAGGTAACTATTGAGACTTCAGACTTTGACAAGATTGAGTTAATCCGCGAGTTCATCGAGTTCCAACAAGAAAATGGTTGGGCTGCTGACTACGAACAAATCGTGGAAGAAGAAGAAGAAGATGAAGAAGATGAAGACGAAGCTGTGACCGTCTCCACCTACGTTGTTACAAAGATCGAAGATTAAACTTCTCAAAGTTCTTTGCCGCATTTGGGTTGCCTCGGCCACGTTTGGGCTGGAGCAACTCATTATGCGTTTCAGCAAAATAATCTATGTTTTCGCTGCCCCAAGAAAATTGTTTAGGGATTGCAATCTGTTTTTTTGGAACAACACGCTTTTCGTTTGGGTCAGGCCAAGCCACGCCAGGCACTAAAACAGTCTTCATATTAACTCCTGCTGTACTGGTTTAAAGCGCCACTCACGCTCACCCCTGCCGCTGTTAGAAGTTACCTGTTTTCCAGTTAACTCTATTAAATCCATCTTTTCCAACTCATTCATGCGCCTAGCCACTTGGTTGTTTTGCAACCCTGTATGCCTAGCAATGCCATCTTTACCCAATGGCCCGAATCGTTGTAAACACGCCACAATCACATCGTGGTGCATCTTGGCTACGTCTTTGATGGAATCAGCCGCCTTAAAGCTGGTGATTGCGTCTTTGGTTCTCGCTCTGAAAAATTCAAACATATTGGTTCCTATGAGAAAAGGTGGGGGCTACTCGCCATTGGCAACTGCAAATTGCTGACTTTCACCCCCGAAAATTAAACTGCGTTTGGGTTGTGTGTGTGGTACTTGGCTGCTGCATTGCAATAAGCCATGTACGCATCTTCTGGATTTTTAAAATATCCTATTGTTTTTTCCTTCTTGTTGATGGTTATTCTTGCACGATACAGATTGTCTCTTTTGTGCAAACTTACACCTTTAAAACCTGATGTATTGAATTTAGTTTTGCTTCTGTTTTGTTGATTTTGAGAAACCGTTACTTGTCGTAAGTTTTCTATTTTGTTGTTAAGTTTGTTTCCGTCTATGTGGTCAACATATTCAGGTAAAAAATTATGGTGCATCATAAAAATAACTCTATGAACAGCATATCTTTTTTTGTTAATTCCAACTCGCAAATACCCTTTTGAGTCTTTGTTAGAGCAAACTGTTCCAGCAATAGCTGTTGATGATGTTGTGATTTTTTTTATTAACAAACCATCTTTGTATTCAAAGAGGTTATGCAATAAGTCTTGAGTAAGCATGATGAACCTTTCATGTGTGAACCTGTTTAAAGTTAGCAAGGGGGAGGTTCAATCCCCCCTGTCCTCCGTCGAGTTAGCTAACATTCATTTTATACTAAAAGGGTATTGATTCGTCTGGAAAATCATTTTGTAATTGTTTTTTTGGAACAAATTTTTGATCTTCCTGTTTAGGTTCAAAAAGGTAGGCCCATCCTTGCCATCCATTTTCTACAAGTGGAATCTGGTCAAGTTTAAGCATCGGGCCTTTTTTGGTTTCGATCACGCTGCCAATACGCTGATAGCGGATTTTCTCTTGCCCGTCTTTTTGATACACGCCAGCTTTGACAGTTACTTCATAAATGATTGCCATTTGTTTCTTTCAGTTCGTTTAGTTTCTTAATTTTGCCATCCAGCTCGGTAAGGAATTGGACAACTTCTTTCTCCAACATTTGAATGTAGGCATCGTCACGGGGTACGCGCTTTACAAACAATTGAAGTTCTGTGGGCAACCTTGGGTCGAATGACGCAAAGTCTGTCCATTTGCGGCCAGTACAGGCCATTTGCCATTGCATCTGGGTGATGTATTTACCTGGCACAGTCTGCGTCAGCAAAGTGTCAATGTGCGTAGCTGTGTTGGGGCATTTTATTTCTAGCAAGCCATCATCACCCACAAGTCCATCAGGAGAAGCGCCAGCGTCCTCAATTATTGGGTGGGTAATCATGGCAACTTCATCCACTAAAACGTCTGCATGGGCTTCATACGCTGCCCTAGCTAGTGGCTCGGTTTCAGTACCCCATTGCATAGCTGAGTTGGTAAACGATTCAGCGACTGTGTTGGTCATACGCTCACAGACCAACTGCGCCATGTAGTTATCGCGGCTA